CATTCTTAAATAAGTTCTGACTATGACATTCGTACTCAAAGACCGAATACAAGTTACATCTACGACTACTGGTACAGGTACGTTTACGCTTGGACTAGCGTCTGCTGGCTATCAAGACTTCACTGGTATAGGTAATGGTAATCAAACGTATTACACCATTACTAACGGAACAGATTGGGAAGTAGGAATAGGTACATACACTGTAAGTGGTACTACGTTATCTCGAGATCAGGTATTAGCATCATCTAACAGTAATGCGTTAGTGAACTGGGGCGCAGGTAGTAAGACGGTATATGTTCCACAACCTGCTGAGAACGTGCAGGGAACAGCACCTACAGGTGACAACAGTAGTATTGGCACAGATGGCGTGGCGTTTGATAACTTCCAGAAGAACTTACAGACAAGTATTAACAGTGGAGTGACGTTTAATAATAACGGAACTAACGGGATAGTGAGTACGTATAGTTTAGTTTATACAACAAATACTCAAGCGTATGTGGGTGGTGTTTTAGCCCCAAATGGAGATATACATTTTGTGCCAAGAAGAGCAGACAGAGGACAAAAAATAAATACATTTACTGGGGTTGTTTCTACTTATTCTCTTGTTTATACAACAACAGATGCTTATTTTGGAGGTGTATTAGCCCCTAACGGAGATATACACTTTGTTCCTGGATCAGCAAATAGAGGCCAGAAAATATCAGCATCAGGTGTTGTGTCTACATATTCTTTAGTTTATACAAATTTCTCAGCATATTTTGGTGGCGTATTAGCTCCAAATGGCGATATACACTTTGTTCCAGATGCGGCAGATAGAGGGCAAAAAGTATCATTGGCAGGCGTTGTTTCCACTTATTCTCTTGTTTATACAACAACAGATTCGTATATGGGTGGTGTTTTAGCTCCGAATGGCGATATACATTTTGTTCCTCGTAGTGCAAATAGAGGTCAAAAAATATCGGCATTAGGTGTTGTTTCTACTTATTCTCTTGTTTATACAACAACCAATGCTTATTCTGGTGGTGTTTTAGCTCCCAATGGAGACATTCATTTTGTTCCAAGGTCGGCAAATAGAGGACAAAAAATATCAGCAGCAGGAGTTGTTTCTACTTATTCATTAATACGGACAGGAAGTTCGGTATTTCAAGGAGGGGTTTTAGCTCCGAATGGAGACATACATTTTGTACCAAATTCAAATATTGTTTGCGGTCAAAAAATATCCGCATCAGGTGTTGTTTCTACTTATTCTCTTATTTCCACAACATCATCTAATTCTGGAGGTGTTTTAACTTTTAATGGAGAAATTTATTTTATTCCAGAGGCTGCTCCATTGGGTCAAAAAATCTCCACCTGCCCTGCAATACCATTTGGCATAGACACTTGCCTAAGCTCTTACCTAAACAAGTTCTAGGATTCCAATCATGGCGTATGTTGTCAAAGACAGAGTAAAAGTAACTAGCACAACGACAGGTACTGGCACGTTTACGTTAGGTGCTGCTGTGGCAGGATTTCAATCTTTTGCTGCCATAGGTAACGCAAACCAAACTTACTACTGTATTACAGACAACACGAACTGGGAAGTGGGTATTGGTACGTATACGTCAAGTGGCACGACATTATCTCGCGACACAGTTCTTGAATCATCTAACAGCAACGCGCTAGTAAATTGGTCGGCAGGGACGAAGGATGTGTTCTGTACTTATCCAGCAGAGGCTACAGAAGGAACAGTTCCTACGGCAGATGATAGTAGTGTTGGTACAAATTTATATGCATGGACTAATCTAAAGAAGCAGCTAGATGCAGGTGTAATTAATGGTGTGCCGTATAACAATAATGGTACGGCAGGGATGGGAAGTACATATAGCTTGGTTTATACAACAAGTTCTGCTTACTATGGCGGCGTATTAGCCCCTAACGGCGATATACATTTTGTTCCAAGAAGGGCAAATAGAGGGCAAAAAGTATCAGCATCTGGGGTTGTTTCCACCTATTCATTAGTTTATACAACAACAGATGCATACCGAGGCGGTGTTTTATCGCCTAATGGCGATATACATTTTGTTCCACAAGACGCATCAGTTGGACAAAAAATAAATGCTTCTGGAGCAGTTTCTACTTACTCTCTTGTTTACACAGCTTTAAATGCATATTTTGGAGGTGTTTTAGCGCCAAATGGTGATGTGCATTTTGTCCCTCATGGCGCAAACAGAGGTCAAAAAGTATCAGTAGCTGGAGTTGTTTCTACATACTCATTGGTTTATACAAGGTCTGAATCGTATGCAGGCGGCGTTCTTGCACCTAACGGTGACATACACTTTGTTCCTTCTAGTGCAGCTGTAGGTCAAAAAATATCTTCTTCCGGTGTGGTTAGTACATATTCTTTAGTTTACACAGCTTTAAATGCATATTCTGGAGGTGTTTTAGCTCCTAATGGAGATATACATTTTGTTCATTATAATGCTAATCGAGGGCAAAAAATATCATCTGCTGGTGTTGTATCAACTTATTCATTAGTTTATACAACTGTTGCTGCATACGATGGAGGAGTTTTAGCACCTAACGGGGATATTCATTTTGTTCCGGGTAATGCAAACAGAGGTCAAAAGATTTCAGTTGCGGGAGTTGTTTCTACATATTCTTTGGTTGTTACGGGATCAGCATACTTCGGCGGTGTATTGGCTCCTAATGGAGAAATTTACTTTATTCCTGTAGGTGCAGCCGTAGGCCAAAAAATCTCCACTAATACCCAACGTCCTATAGGATATTGTTTGTCGCCGTTTTTTAATAAATTCTAATAATTCATCAACAAGCCTAAGGAGAACTCTGTACAACCGCGAAAAAATCATAGCCACGATGCAGGAAATCTATAATGAATCAAAGACGATTGCGCCTTACGTCTTGATTGCACAGCCACGCCGTAACTTAGAAGAAACCGCAGCACAGAATTTTGATGGGTATGACGGTTTGCATATTGACCTGATGGGCTTCTCCCACGGCTTTGTGCATATCGGTGGTGAGAAGGTAGACGTAGCCCGTAACTATCTTATTGAACAAGCACTACAAAGTGGTGCCAAATACATGCTGTTCATCGGTGAGGATACAGTTCTTCCTTACGATGGATTTAAAGTTCTGCATGAGACAGCAGAGAAGAACCCTGATGCGGTAGTAACAGGTGTGTACTACATCAAATGCTCTGATGCCATGATTATGGTTCGTAATCAGGATTGGATAACCATTCCAAATGTTGATCCGGGTCAGTTGATTGAGGCTTGGCAGACAGGCATGGACGTGATGATGATCCCTATCTCTATCCTGCAAGCCATGAAGGACGAAGCTCCTGACCTGCCATTTACCTGCATTGGTAACAACATTAACGATGAGATTCCGTTCATTGGGGAAGATAACTTCTTTGTTCATCGGCTGCATAAGCGCGGAACTCGTCTGCTAGTTAATACTGATGTCCAATGCTTACACATGGACTTGGCAAGCGGTATGTACACAGCGCATCCATCTGTAGACTTAAATAAGTATTACACCAACATCAAGCCTACCCGTCCTTTGACGCTAGACGATAAAGAGTTTATTGACCGTCGTTGGGCTGATCGTCTGCCTGAAGGCACTGGCGGCTATAAGTCTGTTATTGAGAAGCTGCTAGAAGAAGGTCAGCCGATTAAGTTCAACATGGGCTGTGGTCGTGACCGTTTGCCGGGTTACCTTGGTGTAGACATGCACAGTGATACGGCAGACATCAAGCAGGACATCATGAAGCTAGACCTGCCAGAGCAGTGCGCTGACGAGATATTTGCCAGCCATGTAATTGAGCATATCCCCCAGCATCGTGCGCCACAAGTATTAGAGAAGTGGCTCAATACCCTGAAGGATGGCGGTATGCTTGTTCTTGAGACGCCTGACCTCGCTGGCTTATGCAAAGACTACCTTGAACAAGAGGGTGCAGAACAGCACATGACTGCTATGTGTATCTATGGTGCTTGTGTAGACCGTATTACGCCTGAGACGCAGGAAAAGGGAGCATTGTCACCGCACCTATGGGGCTATACGCCTAAGTCGTTATCTGACTTGTGTACAACGGTAGGTTTTAAAGACATTAAGATTCTGCCAGTAACAGGGCAGCATCCGGGTAAGAACTTTAGATTGGAGGCGGTTAAATGAGTATTTCGTTAGAAGGTATTGCGTCTAATATTGAGGGCGAGGAGCGTGGCCTTGCGTATCTAAATGTTGAGCATGATGGTCAAACATATGCTTGGCAGATATTTGTGCCGCCAAACTCTGATCTAGCTGCTTATCTTGCGTCTAAAGAGGCTGATATATATGCAGACATTGACGCTAAAGAGGCGGCATGGGCGGCATTAACACCTAAGACCCGTCAGATACCTGATGCTATGGGCGGTGACCCTGTAACGGTAAACATAGATAAGTCGGAGATTGTGCGTCCAGACATTCCTGACTACTATGCTAAACGTCGTGCAGAGTATCCGTCTTTGGCAGAGCAGATGGGTGCTATGTGGAAGGGTGGAGATGCTGCGGCAGCTATGGCGGCAAAGATTGCTGAAATAAAAGCCAAGTATCCTAAAGCATGAGATTAGCAAAAGAACACGCTAATAAACTTATTAATGTAGAGAATTCCCCAGTGGTGGTAATCCCAGCTGGGGAATTTTCGCAAGGTGATGCGTTGATCTTGTTTAACAATAGTGATGATTTTAGGTCTATACAGAGTGATGTAGCGAAGACTTATCGTTCTGGGATAGCAAGGACGTTCAACTTTATTGAGTTTGCACCGCGTTCTATGGTCAATGCGGTGTTTATAGATGCCGACACAGTGGTATTTACAAGGGGATTTGCATGAGTGGAATTATGTTGGCTTTCTTTGTTAGTGCGGGTGGTGTTGCTATTGTGTCTGATGGTTCGTTTTCTGGTGCGCCTTTAGCTGACGTTTCTTTTGGGGGATAGTTAAAGTGGATCAGGTCGTCTTTAATTGGGCATTTGCTCTCGCTGGAGCCTTTGGAGGATGGATTCTGAAGGTAATCTGGGACAGCATTCAAGAAGTCAAGAAGGATGCTAGGGAGAGAGATATGGAACTCAAGCGCGATCTTAAAGAGATGGACACAAAGATGCATGAGGACTTTGTGCGCCGTGATGACTTCAAAGATGCTGTCAAAGAGATTAAAGACGATATGCGTAATGGATTTAGCAAGATTGATAATACTTTAGGTCTTCTATTTAAGAAGATAGAAAATAAATAAAGGGGAGCAATATGAAATATTACATACTTGAACGTGCAAAAGAGCCTTCTACATGGCGTGGTGCAATTCTGTTTCTGACGGCTATTGGAGTGCCTATTGCCCCAGAACTACAGAACGTGATTATTACGGCTGGTTTAGGTTTAGCTGGTTTGCTTGGTGTCTTAACCGCTGACAAATGATTAACAGCCGTAGCTTAGACGACTTAATACCACCCGCCAAAGTGCGGGTTCAGTCGTTTCTGGAGGCTGCTAAAGCTGCTGGAATTGATTTGTTGGTGACTAGTACCTATCGAGATAATGATAGCCAGAATGCCTTATATGCCCAAGGTCGCACTAAGCCAGGCAAGATAGTCACTAACGCTAAAGCAGGGCAATCTTGGCATAACTATAGGTGTGCGGTAGATGTTGTTCCTATAGTCGCTGGTAAGCCTCGCTGGGATGTTAAGGATGAGGTCTGGCAGCAAGTTGGCAAGTTAGGTAAAGCCGCAGGATTAGAGTGGGCTGGCGATTGGAAACGGTTCAAAGAGTACCCGCATTTTCAATATACTAACGGTTTAACTTTGGCTCAACTTCAATCTGGGGTGAAGATTTTAGGTTAATTCAAGGGGCGTTTTACAGTCTGAACAGTGAGGTCTAAAATGGCAACAAAGCCTGTGTGGGAGAAGAAGCGACCAAAGGATTTGGGTAAGTCTAAGAAGTTAAGTCCCAATCAAAAGAAAGCTGCAAAAGCTTTTGCCGAACGGACAGGAACTCCGTACCCATCGCTCGTAGCCAATATGCATGGCGCTAAAGCAAAGAAGGGTAATTGGTAATGACAACAGCAGCCGTCCAGACATACGATTCTTTGGTAGCTGATATTTCGTCCTATCTGGAGCGAACTGATACTGCTACGTTACAAAAGATTCCAACATTTATTATGCTTGCCGAGCAGATTATTGCCAGCGAGATTAAGTTCCTTGGAAATCTTACGCCTATGCAGTCAACCTTGACTATGAATGATCCTGTCATTAATAAGCCTGCAAGGTGGCATAAGACAGTTTCTATGAATGTAACTGTAGCAGGTAAGAAGCGGCCTGTTTTGCTGCGTAAGTATGAATATTTGCGTGAGTATTGGCCTGATCCAACCGAAACAGATGTTCCTGCTTATTACGCAGATTACGACTATACGCACTGGTTAGTAGCTCCTACGCCTGATGCAGACTACAGCTTTGAAGTTCTTTATTACGAGCGTATACAACCGTTAGATTCGTCTAATCAGACTAATTGGTTCACTATTTATGCGCCTCAAGCGCTTTTATACGGCACGTTGTTACAAGCGATGCCATTCCTTAAAAATGACTCCCGAATTCCACTGTGGCAGCAAATGTACCGTCAGGTGATGGATACATTGAAGTCTGAGGATATTCAGCGAATTGGGGATCGTCAGGCGACAGTATTGGATTCGTAAATGAGCTATAACAGCCCCTTCACTGGAAATGTTGTCCAACCGACTGACGTTTCCTTTCGTGCAATTACTTTAGCGGCTAATACTCAGCTTGAGTGGCCTATTAACGGCAACGCTACTGATGATTATGCTGCTCGGATCATGGAGGTTACGGCAACTAGCGCAAATCTTCAGCTATGGATGCCCCCTGCTAATCAGACGTCAGTAGGTAATGATGCGATGATTCGTAACGTAGGGGCTAACAGCTTTACGGTTAAAGACTACGCTGGCACTAATACGATTATTACGGTTGCCGCTGGTGAGGCTAAGTACATTTACGTTACTTCCAACCCTGATGAGCAGGGTACATGGGGAATCATATCGTATGGCGTAGGCTCTTCTGCTGCTGATGCGGCTACGTTAGCTGGTTATGGATTATTGGCGGTTAATACGACGCTTAACCAAAGCCACCCTGTAGTTACGTTCTCAACAGATGCCACTGCTGACGTTACTTATCGAGCCAAGACGTATGTTTGGACTGCTGGCGCTGGAACATTAACATTAGATACTGTTGGCAACCTTGGCAACAATTGGTTTGTCATGGTTAGAAACAGTGGAACTGGTGCATTAACGATAGACCCATCTGGTGGAACACAAATTAACGGTAATGCGTCTATTGTGATGCAGCCTGCAGATTCAGCGTTTGTGGTGTGTTCTGGGTCTGCGTTCTACACAGTGGGTTTAGGCAAGTCTACGCTGTTTAATTTCACGCAGTTGACCAAGGATGTCTCTGCTGGTGGGACGTTCACCTTGACCCCTTCTGAGGCTTCTAACGTCATTCAGAAGTACACAGGGACATTAGTTGGGAATGCTACGGTTATTGTGCCTCCTACGGTACAGGTGTATTACATCGTTAACGAGGCAGTTGGTGGTGTTAGTAACTACGATGTGACTATATCTACTGGCACTGGAAATACGGCAACGCTTGCTCAGGGTGAGAGTGCTATCGTTATTTGTGATTCTATTAATATTATTAATGCGGTTACAGTTGCGATTGGTATTGCCAATATTTCGTTAAATGATGGTTCTGTTGCAGCTCCTGCGCTTAATTTTGCTAACGAGGTTAGTACAGGTATTTACAGAGCTGCTGCTGGTGAATTTAACATTGGAATTTTGGGTGTTAATGAATTTACATTAAGTGCAAGTGGTTTAACGATTCCTAGCGGTATCTCTGGCGGGACATTTTCATGACCGAAAAGGTTTTTTCACTAGATACGGAACCTGGTATACAACGGGATGGTACGTATTTTGATAAGAACTTTTACACAGATGGTCAGTGGGTAAGGTTTCAGCGTGGTCGTCCACGTAAGATGCTTGGCTATCGGTCAATTACAAATTCCCTCAAGGGCATATCACGCGGTTTATACGTTAACTCAGAAGATGGACTCAATAAGATTTACAACGGTCATTCAAACGGCATTCAAACCCTTAATGTCGATAACAATGGTATTGGTGCTGGTATTACTGACTTTGAATTTGGGGGCGAAATTACTGCTTTGGACGGCGCGTCACTTGTCGGTGGAACCGGGTATGGCGCAGGCACTTACACGGCTGTTTCATTAACTGGTGGTTCAGGGTTCAGTGCCACAGCCAACATAGTTGTTAATGGTAGTGGAGTTGTTACTACTGTAACGCTTGTTAATGGAGGTCAATATTATGTGGTTGGCGACGTTCTCAGCGCTGCTCGTGCTGATTTGGGTGGTGGCAGTGGAACAAACTTTTCAATCGACATACTTACAGTCCAAGACGAGTTCACGCCGAGCGACTTAAACCTATGGCAGTTTGACACGATGTTTGACTCTCAAGGTGGGGCATCGTTGTTATTAGCTCACCCAGGTCAGAACTTACAACAGATAGATAGCACGACAAACACGGCTGTTTTAGCTGGTGCGGCTTCTGGTGTTACTACTCCTCTTACAGATACTAGTGGGCCTAGTCCTACTGGGGATGTTGTATCTGTATCTGGCGGGGTAGTGGTATTGCACCCTTACGTCTTTGTTTATGGTGATAACGGATTAATTAAGAATTGCTCTGCTGGTAATCCATTTGATTGGAACAGTGCAGATTCTAACGAGACGAATGTAGCTGCTACGAAGATAGTAAAGGGATTGCCTATCCGTGGTGGTTCTAACTCGCCTGCGGGGCTATTCTGGGCGTTAGATTCACTAGTTAGGGTGTCGTTAGCACCTCAAACTTTAGGGTCTCCTGGTACGGCAGATTTTGGCGCTACGATTTATTGGAAGTACGACATTATTTCCAGCCAGACATCTATTTTGTCTTCTCAGTGTGTCATTGAGTATGACGGCTTGTATTTCTGGATTGGGGTAGATCGGTTCTTGTTATACAACGGTGTTGTCAAAGAAGTTCCCAATAACATGAACCAGAACTATTTCTTTGACAATCTGAACTATGCAGCTCGTGAGAAGGTGTATGCCACCAAAGTGCCACGATATGGCGAGATTTGGTGGTTTTATCCTCGTGGGCAGGCTACAGAGTGTACAGACGCGATTGTTTACAACATACGTGAAAACACTTGGTACGACGCTGGACAGGCTTTAGGTGCTCGTAGATCGGCTGGATACTTCTCTCAGGTTTTCAGGTTTCCTATTAATTCTGGGACTGAGTTGAGTGTAGAAGAGTCCATCTTCTCGTCGTCAATTGACACAACTAATGGTAATGCTGACATAGAGATGGTGGGTACTAACTTAATTGCGGTTGGTCAGGTGGTTGATTCTGCAAGTGTGCCTCCTGGGTCGACAGTAATTGCTATAGCACCTAGTGCCACCCCAGGGAACATCACAGTTACCCTTTCTGCTAACGCTACGGCTACCGCTACTGAGATTGCTACGTTTAAGACCCAAGCGGGATTAACTACGCTTTGGCAGCATGAGATTGGCGTTAACGAGGTAAATGGTGCTGAAGAGGTGGCAATTAATAGCTATTTTGAGACATCTGATCTTGGCTGGGTAGGTGGTGGCCCTTCTCAAACTGGGCCAATTGGAGATAACTTCTGGCTGCATATTGAGCGTATTGAGCCCGATTTTGTGCAGTCTGGAGAGATGTATTGCCAAGTCATTGGTCGTCCTTATGCACAAGAAGAAGACCAAGTATCTGACCATTATGTTTTCGAGCCAACAACTGGCAAAATTGATATGCGTGAGCAACGTCGATTAGGAAGATTACGGTTTGGCAGCAATGTTCAGAATGGGGACTATCAGATGGGTAGGGTATTGGTTAATGCCAATGCTGGCGATATAAGGGGTTATTAATGGGTATCCCAGTAGTTTATGACCCTCGGTATCATACGTTTGAGTCTTGGGGATGTTTGATGTGTGAGGCGTATGCCGCTAATCAATTGATGATTCCTGATGCTAATACGAATTGGAAAGAATGGGCGCAGGGCATGAAAGCGATTGATGTATTTATGAACGAAGCGATCCCACAGCCAGATGTTTTTAATAATTGGCAAGATTGGGCGCAAGAAGTCGTCAACGCAGTTAATACACCGCAGGGATAAGTTATGAGCATGAAGAATGCGACTAAGGCACAAAAAGCTGAATACAGCCGCGTAAAGTCTGAGGGCGCGGATAAAGCTACGCTGAAAGCTTTACAGAATACCTTTTTGCAAGAAAGACGGGCTGAGAATACCCAGTTAGCACAGTTAAAAGATGCTCAAGCTGCTGAACTTTATTCTTTAGAGAAAAACTTAAAAGCCCTTGGAATAACAAATAAAGAGATTAAGGCAGCGCTTGGTGCTGAAGGTAAAGCTAATAAGCTGGAATATTCAGACAAGGCGAATACTTTACGTAATGAAGTAGGCACTGGTTTTATTGGTTACAAAGGTGATAATGGTGAGATAGGCCCAGTTTTATCATCAGCTTCTACTTACGCAAACAATCCAGATTTATTAAAGAGTGTTGGATTAGATTTTAATAGCGCATTAAAAAGTTTTTCTGATCTTGGTGTCCCTATGTATGCCAAGCAAGGTGATTTAGAGAGTGGTTTGTCGTTAAAAGCGATGATGAATCAGTTAGATTACCGTGATCCAAATACTGGCCTTTTTAATGAAAAAAGAAACATAAAAGAGGGTGAAACAAAGCAAAGTACTGCAGCATTTTTAAATCGGCAGCAACAATATACGAATAAAAACCTTACTCCAGCAGAAATTACTGGTAAGCCAGAGGGTAAATTAAAGCAAGACAAGAGCAATCCAGATTTATTTTATTACAAGGTTCCACATCAAGAGGACTCTCGTTTTCATTATTTTAAGAAAAATGAAGATGGGACATTTGCAAATGTTGGTTCTCAATATGTAAATTTGCCTGAGCCTGAAGATGATGGTGGATTGTTTGGTCAGGGTGGATTTTTAGGTTTGGGTGATGTTCTTGGGCCAATGGCTCAGATTGCTGGCAGTATTTATGGTGGCCCTTGGGTTGCTGCTGGATTGAACTCACTTAATACAGCTACTTATGGCGGTGATATAGGGGATATTTTAAAGTCTGGCGCAATAAGTTACGCTGGGGCAAAGTTTATTCCACAAATTGTCAGTAAAGGTTTGGGTAGCGATGTTGCGATGAGCACTTTTGGCACTAATTTAGCCAAGATTCCTGGTGTTGTTCCTGGTGTATCGCAAGCTGTAACTGGTGGATTATCAGGTCAAGATTTAGAATCTGCATTGAAATCAGGCGTAGTTGGTGGACTTGCTGCAAATGTAGCGTCAAATGTTGGTCAGGCAACGGGCAGTAAGACTTATGGCAATGTTGCTGGTAACGTTACTGGCGGCGCTTTATCTGGTGGAAGTTTAGAGGATATTGCTAAAGGTACAGCAATAAACTTGGCTGGTGATTATGCTTCTGGCGTCGCTCGAGATTACTATAATACAAACATTCAGCCTTCTGTATCTACTGGGGTTAAAACTGCAGCAGCAGCAGCAGGTGCGGGGCCAGAAGTTCAGTCATATATTGATGATCCAAAACATATAGCTTTCTTAAAAGAAACTGGTAAAGCTTTGCTTAAACAAAAATTGTCTGGTGGTACTCCGACTATGTCTAAATTTCAAGGTAGTTTTGCTCCTGGTGCTGTATTACAAAAAGTAAGTTCTGCATCTGCACAACCAACAACTGTGCAGCCAATAACTACGGCAGCTACTAATCAAGCAATAGTTGTGAAGAACGGTGGCAGGATTAGGGTAGATGTTTCAAAATTGATCCCATTAAACAGTGGCGCATTAGCAAAATATTCAAGGTAAACAAATGGCTACTTCACCAAGAAGTATGGCGCAAGCCCTAGCGGAAGAGTACCGCAACAAGTCAGCAACTCCTGCCATGTTAAGTCAGGTTCCTGCATCTGTATTCACTCAACCTGGTACGGGAACGGCGGCTATGCCTTCTCCAATAATGGGAACCAGATCATCTGATCCTATTATGAATGCTATTGCTGGTGCTCTTTTGGGTGCTGCTGGCGAGATGATGTACCGGAAAACTGCTGGTGCTGGTGGTAGTAAAACTGGCACTGGGAAAGTCGGTGGAGGCGGTGGAGGTGGTGGAGGCGGCGGCGGCGGTGACAAGACCGGCCCTAAGAAGCCAATTACTGATATTGCTACTGGCGATATGCTTCCTTCAGGGCCATTAATTGAAGGTGAGGATATTTCTACAACATTTCCTTACACGGAAGATGTTGACGTAACTATTGAGGGTTTAGAGGGATTAGGTAACGATGTCTCTACTGGGCCATTATCTGCTGGTGCTGTTGATTTAGATACGACGAGAGATGACATTCTTGCTGCAATACTTGGCCCATCTAATGTGAGTACAGGGGCATCAGGTTTTGATATTCGTGATGATATTGGCGCAGATACTGGCGGTGCAACTGTTGGCGGTGTTCCTGGTGGATCAATTTATTCCCAAGAACTATTTACTGGTCAACAGGGAATGAACATTTTCCCAGGTAATGTAGTGGGAGATGATGAATTATTAAGTTCAATTCCAGAAAATATTACTGATTTAGACGTTGGTCAGCTTAATCTTGATCAAGATATTGGTGAGCTTAATCTTGGTGATTACATAGACATTACTCCTGATTATGATTTTTATGGATGGTCTACAGTTGGTCAAGGATATTACGAAGCCCCTAATGGGGATTTATATTTTGATACATCTCTGTTTGATACCGATAACTTTAATTACAGTAACTTTGATTTTGGTAATTATGACATCGGCGGTTCTTACGGCGAAAATTATGATTTGAGAGATATTGGAAGTTACGGATATAAGGACGGTGGCATGGCAACTCCAATGATGAGCAAGGGTGGGTATCCACGATTTGCAGATGGAAGTGGCGTAGATGTTGGCATGTCATACGGTGATGATGCTGCTCCGCTTGTTTCCGACGCAGCCACAACAAATAAATCATCTAGTTTTAGCACCCCAGATTGGTTAAGTAGCATTATTTCAGGTGGGGGCGACCTTGTATCTGATCTATTTAGTACTAAGGGTGCTACAGGTGCAATTCTAGGTGCTCTCTTATCTTCTTTAGTTGGTAAGTCTGGTGGAACATCAGCAGTTAATGAGGGCTTTGATTGGGCTAATATAGGTGTGCCAGCTAGAACAACAAGTTTTGGTGTTGGTGCTCCGCGATATATTTCGTACAAAGATTATGAAGCCCGTCCTGATGTGTCTGACATTTATGAAGATACCAATCTCTACGCTAGTCTTGGTGCTCCTGCTTATGAAACTGATACATCAGCTTCTCCATTAGCATTAAGCGCACCGTCTCCCATAAGAAAATCAGCATTAGATATTTACAAGCCTTTTTCTACAAAAGAATCTGTGGCTGAACAAACTCCTTTAACGTTTCCTAAATCTCCGTTAGGGTACGACTCGCCTTACGCTAATGGCGGTAGTGTAGACACGAGTTACTACACTTACGGCAAAGCAGTTGATCCGTTAGAGAAGTTGCAAATGATGCGTGATGGCGGTAGGACTGATGAGAAGGCTAGTGTGCCGGTTGTTGGTGAGCGTTATGACTATCGTAAAGGTTCTCGTGTAACTGGTGAGGGTGATGGTCAATCTGACGATATACCTGCATGGTTAGCAGATGGTGAGTATGTGATTGATGCTGAGACTGTAGCTCAATTGGGAAATGGATCAACTAAAGCGGGTTCTGACTTACTGGATAGATTTCGTGAAGAGATAAGGGATCATAAGCGTTCAGCAAAGAACAACAACATTCCCCCTCCTTCTAAATCTCCTATGCAGTATCTTGCTATGGCAGGGAGAAAATAATGGCTAGTAAAATGGTAACAACCCCTCTTGGGGATGTAACAGAAAATGTAGCCAATGCTTTTGGGACTCCTGGACAATTGCTTGCAGCTATAAAGAGTGGTGCTGTTAAGACGACCCCTTCTGCGGTAAAAACAGATGCAAGTGCATCAAATGTAGGTGCCTTGCAAAATGTTGCAAATGATGCAAAAACCAATGTAGATGTTGTGCCAAAAGTTGATGTAAATAGCGTAATTGATTCAACTAAAAAAGTTGATGCAATACCAAAAAGTGTGGATTCTTCTGCGTCTACTGGGACAGACCTATTTCAAGGTGCTGCTTTACCTTCTGTTACTACTACAGTACAGCGTCAAGCAACTGCACCTCAGTTCTATACAGACTATCTACAGGATATAGCTAACTTAGGTCAGTCTGCGGTTAAGCAAGGTGGTATTGCTGGTATGTCGCCTTTGCAATTACAGGCGTTAGGCATGGCTCCTAATATTGCATTTTCTGGTGCTAATACTTTAGGTCAGGGTGCTGAGTTAGCTGGTGCTGCTGGAACTACGCCTACGACTGCATTAATTGGTCAGTATATGAACCCATATACGTCATCAGTTGTTGATGAGATGGGTCGTCTTACACAGAGAAATGTAGAACAGAATGTATTACCGGCTTTAGGTGCTGGTGCTGCTGCTACTGGTGGTTTTGGATCACGACGTCAGCAACAGATTACTGGGCAGACTATGCGTGACATCCAAGCTGACCTATTAGGAAGGCAGTATGGTGCGCTACAGAGTGGCTATACACAGGCTGGTCAAATGGCTCAAGGTGATTTGACTAGGATGTTGCAGTCAGGTCAGGCGTTGGGTCAATTAGGTGGTGAGCAACAGCAACTTGGATTAAAAGGTCTTGAGTCTTTATTTAACTTAGGTGCTCAAGAGCAAACTCAAGGTCAAAAGGTATTAGATTATCCAATGCAGCAGACTAGTAACTTTGCCAAGTTAATGCAGGGGTATCAAATTCCTACGGGTGACATACAAGAGACAACTGGCCCACAGGCAGGAGCTTATGGATTGAGTCCGATGTCTCAGATTAGTGGATTGCTTGCAACGCTTGCTGCATTTAGTAATCCTGGCGGCGTTAATTTGAGTGGTGCGCCGAAAAAAGATGGTGGTGCTATATCTAAACAGCCAGCAGGTGCTGCATACAGAGACAAAAAAGGTAATTTTTACGACGCTGACGGATATTTGCTGGGGTAAAACATGGATGATGAAGAGTTGGGTGCTAATGCTGAGTCGTCTTACATGGATAAAACCATGCAGGAATTGCAGTCTGGTCGGCAAGCATTAAATCAGCAATACGAAAAGATGAAGGCTGCGTTATCTGCTAGGACGCAGTTACCTTTTGATCCTGCGTTAATGAAGATGGCGTCGGGCTTTCTTGCACCTACGAAAACAGGTTCATTTGGTGAGTCTTTAGGATATGCCACTTCTGGCTACATGGAAGAGGCTGATAAAGAATTAGCTCGTCAGCAGGCTAATCAGAAGCTCCAGTTAGAGATTGAACAGAAGATGTATGAGATGCGTAAGAACGCAGCCATGCAGAACTATATGATGGGGTTATCTGGCGGTGAGCCTACTGCTAAACCTACGACCCTGGTTAAGGTTGGTGAGGGTGGTGAGGGTGGGGAGATGATTCCTACTGGTGCTCCTACTGCGCCTACTACTCCTGCTCCTACTACTCCTGTACCAACAGCGGGTGCTGCACCTTACGAGAAAATTATTACTCCGCAAGAAGTAACGAGAGCTTATGCGCTGGATGAGTCCGGTAAACTTGGCGACAGATTAGCGAAGATTGCTAAGTTGCAAGCAGACAATATTGTTGTTACCGAGAAGGGAACATACAACAAAGCTACTAATAAGTTTGCTTACACAGATGCACAGTTAAATTCTGTTTCTGATTATGACTTCCCTTACATCGGCACGAAGAAAGTTCCTTTGAAGGCTCAACTAGAGTTTGATGCCATGAAGGAAAAGGGTGATTCTGAAGGAATGATGAACTTCTTCCGTAAGAACTTCCCTGAAGATGTACGTGGTGGTGCTCGTCCTGCTGTAACTGCTGAGACTATGGGTGAGGGATTACGCACGCCAACTCAAAAGAAGGTTGAGGAAGAAGAGCGAATTGCTGGAGCTAAAGAAACTGGTAAGGCTGGTGCTGAGAAGGCTACAAGCCTTGCTAATCGAGCTGAGTCTGCAATGCCTAATCGTGAGGCTGCAGATGATTTGATTGCTTACGCTACGACTAACCCTAGAATCTTTGGCTTGTTACAGCAGCCTGGTATTGCTGGCGCTGTTTCTCGTGCTGCTGAAGAAGGTATTAGAACGGGTAACTTCTCAATCAGTTTGCCTGCTTCTACGTTAGCTACCTATAACTTGTCTAAAGATGAGTTAAATGCCTTACAGATGGCAGCTCAAGCGTCTATGCGTTTGCAGGTTCAATTCCGTCGTATGGAGCGTATAGCTGGCGAAGGCGCGATGTCTGACTTAGAGACAAAGATGTTTGCGTCTTTAGCGCCTCAGATGAACGATAGCCCTACGGTTATACGTTTAAAGAGTGAGTTATTGAAGAAACGCTCTGACTTTGATGAAAAGCTTTATGAGAAGTGGATTGATTTTCAAGAAACCACAGGAAAGAGTTATCAGAAGTTTATGACGTCTGATGCGTACAAATCTGAGGTGTCTAATTATCGAAAGACTTTGAAAGAAATTCGAGATCAGAACGTAGAGTTATTTTCTGGTAGAGGTCGTCAAACACAATCTGCACAGCCGCCTACTCAGCAATCTGCCCCTGGAACTGAACCTAGTTCTGGCCCGTCTGGTCGCAATCTCTTAGATGCACTAAGAAGAAGGCATGGTAACCAATAATGGCATTAGATAAATTTTACGAAGGCATCATTAACGATCCTGATTATAAAAATGCCAGCCTTAGAGACAAAGAGCTGGTATTTCAAAATCTGATTGCTACACGACCTGACTTTCGTGAGGCTAGTAATGAGCAGCAGATGGCTATTCTGCAGAGCCTTGGTTTAATGGAGGGTGAAGCTCCCAAGCCTGAGAGAACTCAGGCAGAGCAAATGCGCACAGAACAAACCCAAGCAGAACAAATTGCACAAGACCAAACCCAAGGTGGAGCGCCTTCAGAGATTCCAGCTATTAGCGACACTGCTGCGCTTGTAGGTGGTGCTGGTGCGGCTAAAGGAGTTGCCGAGACATTTTTGCCTAAGCCCACTGGAACATCTGCGGCTGAAGCATCTCGTGCTGCAGAACGATTTGCTATAGCACAAGATCGTTTACGTGAAGCACAGAGAGCTATGGCATCAGGCCCTGCTGGGCAAATGGGTTCTGTTGAAGACTTACGTAATGCGTTTAATAACGCTAGGGCTGAGGTTGAGGCTGCTCGTCAAAATCTGGTTCAATTACAACAAGAGGGTCGTGCGATGCAAGCTACACCCGCGACTTCGGCTGCTCAAAGTGTTGCACCTAGCCGTACGGTTCCTGGCGCTTCTGGTGCTCAAAATTGGGCTAGAGCTATGGCTACCCAAGAATTGCCAGAATCTTTAGTTGAGCAAGTCGATACTATGCGTAAAACCGGCCCTGGTGGTGCGCAACGATTAATTGATGAAGATATTGCTAAACTGCAAAAGATTAGAGAATTAGGAGCTGGTGATTACCGATTAACTGGTGAAGGTCGTGGGCAATTAATGTTGCCACCTGAAGAGGCTGGTAAATTAGAACAAGAGTTAAGTCAGAAACAATCACAACAAGCTGCTGAACGGGCTCGAATTGCTCAAGCTGCAGAGGAACAAAGATTAGCTCAACAGATGGCCTTACAGGAGCAGCAAGCTGCAGTTCGTGGTCAAGCTCAACAATCAGGTCAACGTGCTCAAGTATTAGGTGCGCAGACTAAAGAAGCCGAGCGTTTAGCTCGTAAAGTTGCAGAGGAAGAGGCTAAGACTAGGATTGCTCAAGAAGCTGCTGAGAGGGCTAAAGCATCAAAGGTTGGTGCGTTATCCCAGATTGGTAGTAACGTAGCCTCTAGGAAGCTTCTAGGGCCATTGCTAGGCGGTTTGGCGGGTGTGGGTACGGCTATGTCAGTTGATGAAGCTATCAAGCGCTATCGCGCTGGGGATTACTCTGGTGCTGTTATGCCTACGTTAGAGGCTGCATTTGGTGCTATGTCTATGGTTCCTCCGGTTGGCCCATTAGCTGCTGTTAAGGGCTTAGGTACGGCTGGTGGATTAGGACTAATGGGTATTGAGGGTGGTAAAGCTGCTTACGATTATCTCAAGAGGAAATTGAGAGAGCGTGAAGAAGAAGAAAAGAAAAACGCTGGTAGAGGTCAATAAAGTTTATCGCTCCGTGGCCGAGTGACTCCCCCCAAGTCTGACCACTTGGGGGTTTTTTTAGCAATGACCGCCTGTATGAAACATCAGAATATGCGTATTAAGTTGCATAGCTTCTGTATCTTCTACCCCATCATCAAACCCTTTATGGTAAGCCAGCATCAAGAGCTTACATAATTGAGTTTCTGAATTAATAGTTCCGTTGTCATAATCGTCAGATTTTTGTACTACTAACTGAAGGTCAAATTCAAGCGGGGCATAAACCATATCGTCTCCTAAAATTGGCGCTTTTCCTCCAGCGCACGAGCTACCTCGGTATTTAAAGAACGGACAATCTTTATACAGACGTCTCGTTCCTGACGAGCATACTGCAAAGCTACCTGTTCTTCTATCCGGTGAGCAAATTGCACAATGTCTACCTCTGTAGCAATTAGAGCACCATTTCTAGGAAAGTCAGACTGCATATAAATAGATTTAATAAGATTTTCTTCTAGCATGTTATCCCTCGTAGTTATTCTTAATTTGCCAAAACTGTAATAGGTGTAAGAACATCTTCCAGCCTCGTATCAAGTCTTCTTCTGACCATTCTTTAACGACACATAGACCAGGTACGTTACGGCTTAGGTATACGTTAGCGCAACGGGCATTTGGAAGGCCTAAACCAGCCCTGTAAGCTGCCAACTGCATGAGTTCACCGTCATAGGCAGCAACGTCTGCACCGTCTGTAAATTCCCTCGTTTTAATGTCTACGATAAAGTTTTCACAGTGCATGTCTACTTTGCCGCCAAAGCCTAACTCGTGGGAGAAAGATCGTTCACAAACCCAATTTTGAAGTCCAAGCTCTTTTGAAAGGATGTCATTACATCCACTGACGAATGGCTCATGCTTGGGGTCGTATGGACGTCCTTCATAGAACTGCTGGATGTTGGCATGTATTTCTGTACCAAAGTCTGCGGCAGATTTACCTTCCTCTTTAGAGTCTCTGATGATGCGATCAATGTAGTCTGGCTCTGACTCCCCATCTCTACGGGGGAGAGTCAAAGCTGCCATCAATACCTGCTTTTGCATCCAGACGTTTAATCCTGGCTTGGCTGAGATATTTAGGATCGTTGTGACTGACGGTAAGAGGTTAAGCTTTCTAGCGTCACGTAAGGTTGTATTACGCTCCTTACCGTTTGATCCTATGACGGTATAGGCTGGCACACCCTCCTTCGTGTACCAGTGTCCAGCCTCCGCTGTAAATGATTTAATGACTAAAGACACTTATATAGCCCTCCATATGCGCTGCGCTCGACCAGAAGCCCCAGGACGTTCTTTGTCTGTAGGCTCTGCTTTGTTTGCTTTTTGTAAGTCAGACAACCTTCTTCCCACTTGATGAGGAGTTAATCCTGTCCTGTTAGACAGTTCCTCATAAGTTCCATCGGCTTTTTTGAGTTCTTCATAAATCTTGCCGCACATACTTTCGGCAAAATCCTTAACTCTTACTGCCGCTTTCTTTGAGGTGCTAGGGTCTTTAGATCGAGTCAGCTCTTTTGTCTTGGAAACAAAAAGCGGCTCGAACATATCAAATTGATTGTTCATAGCCGCCTCCATCAGAACGGTCGATTAATATATTTAATTATTGGTAACATTAATATTTGCTTTCAAAAGTGCATTTATTTCTTTATGTCTTTGTTTATGGCACGGTTGGCAAAGCCAAACCACATCAAGGAGAAAATCATAATCTTCATGATGGGCATAACTTTTTACTTCCCCGCATCTTTCACATGGTTGGCGAATAAGTTTTCCTGCTCTTACTGCCCTAGTAACTGCATTATGTGCGGCAGTACGTCGTTTATCTGCTTTTCTCCATGCGGAGCTAATTTCTGCCGCAGCTTTATTTCGCGCCGGGTCTTTTGCTCTTTCCCGGTCATACTGACGGTAATAGTCAATTTTTTTATTTCTATTTTCATGAACATCTTTTTTGTTGCAATCTTTGCATTTATTTACGTGACCGTCAGTCATTTTTGGATGTTTATAAAACTCCTCTAATGGCTTGACGGTCTTGCACTTAAAACATTCTTTAGAACGAATCATGGTTAGCTCCCTGTGCTTGAAACTAACCCATTATAGACCCGTTCTAATTAAAAGGTATATCGTCATCCATATCAGAATCAGCATGTTTAGGTTTCCCATGCTGAGTTTCACTTGGATCAAAGTTCCCAAACTTAGTGCGCCATTCAGCAGATGCTTTGATCTTCTCTTGTAAGCCAGCACTGAACTTATTAAACACTTCCATGTCAGGCTCATCTAAGTCAAACAGAACGAGTTCGTTATGTGGCTCTGGTAACCCTGCTTTTTTAACGACTGATGAAACTTGGGTAATAGAGTCAATGTTTGCGTAGGTGACGCCCTTAGATTCGTTATGGATGACAGACAACATAGCCCAATGACCAAGTACATTCTTTAGCTCAAATTTATCTAACTCTTCTTTTGTAAACTCTCTACCCCTCCAACCACGAAGGTCAGCACGTAGATAAGAATTGTCAGAAAGGCTAACTGTATATTTTTTGGTAATCATCATAGGCTTACCATCAGGTGTTGATGTTGGCTTACCGTTTGCGTCTTCCCCATGAACTTCAAAGTAAATCAATACAGAATGCTGCAATTTAGGTTTGCCATTCCACTCTGTTTGTTGCGTTCCAAGGTCTACGATTTGATAGCAACGTGCTAGGTGGCTACCTGAAGGAACTATCTCAAATTTGCTGGATTTATTTGCACCTGATGCTATTAATGCCATTGTTTTCTCCTAAGTTTATGGGTCGTTTAAGGCCACATTCGGCCCAGATTATTGACCAATCTTCACTTGTTGCTTTGGTGGTTTCTGCCTTAATTAATGCTTCCTCCAGCCGTTCTTGCCTTTCAAGCATTAGTTGGTGAAGTTCACTACACATACTGTTTCCTTTCATATAAAGTTACAGCGGCTTTAGTATAGCACTTTAATTTTACTTTACAATCCAATTTTTAGGCTTTAAGATTAGGTTAAATACACAAAGGAGATCGTATGACGTTAGAAGAATGGTTTAACAAGCAGCCACTAGGTTCTAAGCAGAAAATGGCAGAGCATTTAAAGATTAGTCCAAGTTGGTTATCGCAAATTATTAATGGCAGGGATGTCCCATCGGCGGGGTTAACTGTGCTTATTTGCCAATTAACGGGAAACAAAGTTAAGCGTGAAACCCTACGTCCAGATTTGTTCGGAAAAATAAAATGAATTGGTACAAATTCCACATTGGTGACTATCTGACTAGGACGCACTACTTGTCCGAAGCAGAAGATTTGACATACAGAAGGTTGTTAGATTTGTATTATATGTCTGAGGCACCTATTTCTTTGGATACACACACAGTTTCCAAAAAGATTCGTATGGAAGTTGATTTGGTGGAAACGATACTCAATGAGTTCTTCGATAAGAAAAAAGACGGTTATCACAATGCTAGATGTGATGAAGAGTTAAAAAATTACCAACGTAAAGTTGAGTTCAATCGTGAAGTTGGAAAGCGTGGTGGAAGACCTAAAAAAGACGTAACCCAAACGCTAACCGAAGTGGTTTCCAAAAAAAACCCTAACCAAGAACCTAGAACCAAGAATAAAACCCCTTCGTCACGTTGTGACGGCGTGCGGTTTGAAGAGTTTTGGAATGTGTGGCCTTCATCAAAACGTAAGATTGGAAAAGGTGGTTGCATAAAGAAATGGAATAAGAGGAACCTAGATGAGATTGCTGACAGGATTATTGCTCACGTTAAGAAAATGAAACTATCGGATCAATGGCTGTCTGGATACGATCCTGCTCCGTTAACATATTTGAATCAAGACCGTTGGTTAGATGATAACGAATCCGCAGGGATGTCACTTCGGAGAGTTCTATGAGCAAAATGAATGCCCTTCTGGCGCGTTTAGAGCGCGTTAGAGGCAAAAACGGAAGGTGGGTGGCATCATGCCCTCACCATGCTGACAAAAGCCCGTCCTTGGCTCTTTCTGAGAAGGATGATGGCAGAATACTAATTCACTGTTTTGCTGGGTGTTCGGTGCAGGAAGTTTTGGGTGCGATTGGTATGGAGTTTGGGGATTTGTTTCCTGACGTTGAGGGGCATCACCATCCAAAGGTTAAGCCAAGATTTCACCCAGCTGACTTATTAAAGATAATTTCATTTGAGGCAACTATCGTTTCGATATGTGCTAACGACATGGCAAGAGGCAAGAAAATAACCCAAACGGATACCGATAGGTTACGTGTGGCATATCAAAGAATAACTGAGGCACTAAACCATGTCTGATGTTCCATTAATTGAAAGACGAGCCGCAGAGCTTGATGAGTACCGTAAGAAGTCCATCATCCGATCTGCTGACATTGATGTTGAGAAATACTTACAAGCTTCTGACATTAGTGAAAAGGTAAGAAACGTACAAGACTTTATTGACGAGATGTGGGTTGAGCTTGTCACGCCAGCTAAACCGCGACCTGATTACTTTATGCCTTGGAATAAGACTCACATGAGTTTCCAGTTTAGACCAGGCGAGGTGACTGTCTATGCCGGTGGTAACGGTGGCGGTAAGTCGTTAGTCACAGGTCAGATTGCTTTGGGTCTTATTAATCAGCAAAAGCGCGTCTGTGTAGCCAGCTTTGAGATGAAGCCGTTAAGGACGCTACAGAGGATGCTCAGACAGTTTGCAGGCGTCAACACTGACGCACCTATGATTTCAGGCAGAGACAAGTTCCTAGCCCCTTTCCTAGAGCGTATGGAGCTATACGCTATAAACAACATGTACTTCTACGACCAACAGGGTACGACCAACACCAAGCAAGTTATAGCGATGGCTAGGTACTGTGCTCTTGAGCTTGGAGTCACTGACGTATTCATTGACAGCCTAATGAAGTGCATACCTGGTGAGGATGCCTATAACGATCAGAAGTACTTCGTTGACGAGCTGACGTCTTTAGCGCGGGATCACAACATTCATATTCACTTAGTGCATCACATCAAGAAGCTGCAAAGCGAGGAGATAACCCCTAACAAGTTTGATATTAAGGGTTCGGGCTCGATTACGGATCAGGTAGATAACGTCCTGATGATTCAGCGTAATAAACGTAAAGAACATAAAAGGCAGCAGGGTCAGATAGTAGATGAGACAGAACACGATCTATTTGTTATGTGTGAGAAGCAGAGGAACGGCGAAGCGGAGGATTGGTTTGGTCTTTACTATCACCGAGATAGTCAACAATTTGTAGAGAGCGCGGATTCAGTTCCGATGTCATTTGATGGAAAAGGAAATTTCTAATGAGGGGCAGGGCGCTGACCAAGAGCGACATCGCTGTTTGGTTAGGTGGGTCATTCGCCGAAGGATTGAAGATCGAGACTCTGCACATAAGTTCCTTAAAGGGTGGCTTGATGACAGGGGAAATGCAGTTAAGGGATGGAACGACAGGCATCCAAATTCAATTCTCGAACGTGACGTACTCGAACAGTGGAAAAAAGGTAACCGTGGTCAACAAGGAGAATGGAAATGAGTGAACTAAGTAATTTTTCAAAGAAGTTCTTAGCAAACAGTGGGCATGTTGAAGTGTTTACGCAAAAGGAGTTTGATGAGGCATTGACGTTAGCTCAGGCTGAGATCATGGCGGTGGCTATAGAAACCAGTAAGCAGGCCATTATGATTGAGCGCCAAGCCTGTGCTGAGTTAGTCAATAAGTTAGCTGATGAAGAAGATGAAGGTGAAGTCTGCACAGCGTTGAGAAATGCTGCTGAGAAAATCCTTGATCGTATAGCCAAGCAAAGACAGTAATGCCTATATTTGTGGGGATCGACCCTGGACTACGGTCAGGAGCAATAGCATCAATAAACCATAACGGGGAATTTGTTTGGATGTATGACATCCCCGCTATTGAAGACAAGATTGATGTCCGTCAGCTAAAGGAGTTGATTTACAAGATTACGGTAGCTGGTGATTCATTCTCTATCTGTATAGAAACTGTAGCCACCAGACCGAATCAGGGAATAGCTAGTACAGGCAGGTTTATGAGGGCAGCAGGTGCTATTGAAGCTGTCAGTCAGTTAGTGTGTGATCAGGTGGAATGGGTCAGACCTCAAGTGTGGAAGAAGTTCTTTGGCTTAGGTGCTGACAAGTTTGGGTCGTTAGAGTTAGCTCGGCAGATGTGGCCTACAGCAAATCTAAATTTAAAAAAGCATCATAATTTAGCTGAGGCACTATTGATTGCGGAGTACGGGAGAAAGACATATGGATGACGAATTAATTGATTACTTTGCTGGCTGTGCGTTAACTGGCTTACTCATGGTTAGCGATGAGTTTGATAGTGACCACGAGATAGGCGTTAGAGCTTACGACATAGCTCAGACAATGATTCAGGTGAGGAAAATAATCACAGAGGGGAAAGACAAATGAGCAACATGTCTGACATTAATAAAGAGAGAGTGATTGACCCTCATGTAGCTGTTGATCATATCTTTAAATACGCTGCTCCATATGCCAAGGCTAAGGCTACCAGAATCTATTTAGAAGAGTTCAGGAAATCAAAGAAAGCCCTGTTGATGTCAAAGAGTATTGAATCAACGATAGGTGGGCAGGAGAGGGAAGCTTACTCTCATCAAGAGTATCAAGACTTATTAAAAAGCATTGAAGTAGCAGTAGAGGAGGAAGAGAAGTACAGGTGGGAGTTAATTGCTGCTCAAGCTAGGATTGATGTGTGGAGGACACAGCAAGCTAATGCGAGGATGGAAGGGCGAGTGACGTTGTGATCAATGAGGGGGATTGGGTACTAATCTGCGAAACCGGAGAACGTGGTCGAGTCATTGACTCAAAAGACCGTGGTGAAAGGTTTCTAGTGGAAGTGCCTCCTACCGAAAAATGGAAATATACTAAACGTGTGCATGTGATGGTGGAGAAGATACGTAAAGTTAACCCGCCTAAAATTAAGAAAGTAGTAATTCAATTGAAACTTTTTATTCAGGAGGAAGTATGAAACGTCATGATCGTTTATCAATTGTGGCTGAAATAAGGCCAGCACAACGTCCAGAAGACGAATTTAAAACTACGTGGGGTAGGGTATGGACACATGGTGCTGATGTCATGAAGTCGTTTAGAAAAGTTGTCATTGACCAGAATACAGGTGCCACTTGGATACCACCTAGTGAGTACAGGAATGACTTTCTATTTAAGCAGAACCGCGAACGGAAAATTGCGGAATGAGAAAAAGGCAGGTGGCTCACTTTTTGAGCCAGGCAGACAGGAAAAAGAAAATGGAAACTTACGTAATTATTATATTTATAAGTGGGTTCTTAGTTGGGTTGGGTACTGCAATTGGTGCTGTATCTATTGGGTTCTGGATTCTTAAATGAAATATTTATCTGTTTGCGCCGGTATTGAGGCTGCATCAGTTGCTTGGCATCCATTGGGATGGGAAGCGGTTGGTTATTCTGAGATTGAGCCTTTCCCATCTGCGGTACTCAAACATCACTACCCCGAAGTCACTAACTTTGGTGACATGACAAAGTATAAGGAGTGGAATCTTGAATCAATTGACCTTCTGGTCGGAGGAACCCCTTGCCAATCTTTTTCAGTTGCCGGACTCCGCAAAGGACTTGCCGACCCGCGAGGAAACCTTGCCCTTGTCTATTGCGGGATTCTTGACCACTTTAGACCCCAGTGGTTCGTATGGGAAAACGTGCCGGGTGTCCTCAGTTCAGGCGGTGGACGGGACTTTGGTTCCTTCCTTGGGGCGTTGGCTGAACTCGGGTATGGGTTCGCCTACCGAGTGCTTGACGCTCAATACTTCGGAGTGGCCCAGCGACGCCGTCGTGTGTTCGTTGTCGGATACCTTGGAGACTGGCGACCTGCCGCAGAAGTTCTTTTTGAGCGAGAGAGCATGCGCGGGGATTCTGCGCCGAGCAGAGAAAAGAGGCAAGAAGTTGCCAGAGTTGTTGCACCAAGCCTTACAGCAAGTAACGACCCAAGCAGAAGCCCCCAATCAAGTGAAGTAGCGCAGCCGATGGCGTTTGCCCAAAATACCCGCGATGAAGTGCGTTGGGTGAACGGGGATGGGCAGATTGTTGGTGCGTTGGCTGCTGAAGCAGGTATGAAGCAAACAAGTTATGTAGCGCAGCCGATTGCTTTTGAACCAGGTAAATTAAAACGGCTTGGCTATGGGGATGCAGAGCCTGGGTTATGTCCAACATTAAGGGCAGATGCTGGTGACAATCAGTTAGCCGTAGCGCAGCCAATAGCATTTCGTGAAACCGCTGATTGCTTGACAGCTGCTTATGGTCGTAATTGGAACGGTAATGCTAGTGCAACCAACGGTAGTTTGTTCGCGGCGCAGCCAATTGGTTTAGATGAAGAACAGAACGCGATGGTCGATGCGTTTGGTACGTTGAAGGCACGCACAGCAGGTGGTGGGTTTGAAGGGACGGTCATGCAGCCCAACATGGCCGTGCGCCGTCTAACCCCCGTTGAATGCGAACGCTTGCAAGGCTTCCCAGACAATTACACCAATATCCCTTGGCGCAAAGCTGTAGAGTCGCCTGATGGGCCAAGATATAAAGCTTTAGGCAATTCAATGGCAGTGCCAGTTATGGCATGGATAGGTCAACGCATAGCAAATTATGAACAACAAGCTTAATGCTGCAGAGCGTAGGCATCTACAGAGAGTCAAGAGCCTGCCCTGCAGCGTGTGTAACGCCCCTCCACCTAGTTCTGCCCACCACGTTAAACAACACAGCCAGTACACCTGTGTAGCCCTCTGCTACGACTGCCATCAGGGGTCAATGATGGGCTGGCATGGGAACCGCAGGGCGTGGGCTATAAGGAAGATGGATGAGCTTGATGCTTTAAATGTAACAATACGTAGGCTATTGGAGGACGGGATGCCAATAGAAAAAAACAATGAAGATATTTGAATTATTTTTATAAAAGTGCTTGACACCACTTTAACTTAGAATTAAAGTTCAGTCATGGCACTTAGCCATATAACCGACCAAGGAAACCGACCATGAAAAACGATCTCAACACCATCGACACTCTCGGCTCACTTTTAGCTCAAATCGCTACGTTAGAAAAGCAAGCTGACGTAATCAAGTCTGACCTCAAGGATGCAGCTACTGCACCAGGCGGCAACAAAGTGTTCGAGGGTGATCTCTTCAAAGCCACAGTCATCGAAGCTAACCGTTCAACTATTGATTGGAAAGCTCTGGCTGCTGATCTCGGTATCGACGCAGATACTCTCCTCAAGTACACAAAGACTTCTGCTGTTTTCTCCGTCAAAGTTACGAGTCGCTAACATGTTTGACGTTGACGAGCTAGTTGCTCTGTTCTGTATTGCCCTGGCGATCATAGTGGTCGTCATGGCAAACGAAGGTCTAATTTACTGAGGATTAATCATGAATAAATATTACAAATGTGATTGCTGCAAAAAGATTGTTGAAGAAGACGACATTGAGACTGTAAACGATAACACTGGTGCTAGTGATGGCACAGTAGATATTTGCCCACACTGTGGCACTACTGAGATGCTTTCATTGATACCTGACTTAGATTGGAATTACGAGAACCGTGAAGAATACAGACTAGATGCTATGTACGAAGCTCGTTACGCTGACTCAAAGGAATAATCATGATTGCTTATTGCGACTACATAGTGACCCTGATTAAGCGCACGTTACTGGCTAACGATGATTCTAAGATGTTGGATGTGATCGGTCACATTGCTTATGACTTAGGGGACTATGGTCAGTTCCTAAGTACAAAGAAGACGTTAACAGTGACAGACATGAACGGCAAGGCTTACCAGATTACTGTTGAGGAGGTTGTATGACTCCAGAGATGATAGACGAAATAATTAAAAAAGAATTTGCAATGTTGAATAACGCTGGTGAGATAAAGCCTTGGCACATATCGTTATGTTTAGTCTTTTGGCATAAGGGATATGCAAAAGGTTGTGACGACATGTGTGAAAAATTAAAGAATGCTTATGCGGCAGGTTACGGTAAGAGGGAGCCAAAATGAAAAAACTATTGATTGCCTTGGTTTTAGTATCTAACCTAGCATACGCTGAAGAAGAATGGTTTGAGGCACTTAACAGTTCAGGTGGGAAGATTGTTTTGTTGAATACTGCTTGTATAAGCAGACCTGAGACAACTACTTTAAAGCGTATGTATGCAGCTCATATAAATGGTCAGACCTATTGGGGGTGTTGGAACTATTGGTCGGGTCAAGTTCATGTGGTCTATGACGACGGAGCAAGTTATACCTATAACCCAGAATTATTTACTAGAAAGGTTAAATAATGAAAGCATTTCCAAACAACAGAAGTGAAGGCATGGATTTACGTGATTACTTTGCAATAAAAATATTGCAAGGCGAAATATCAAATGTAGGATTGACCTATCGTGATTACGAAGGCGACGATAGAATAACAGCAAAACGTGTATACAAATTAGCAGACGCAATGATGAAAGCAAGAGAAGAACATGACTAATTACCACGACCATGCAGCACAACACAAAATTCTGATGGAGTATTTGTTAGTAATGGTAGCTCGTGGTGATTGGCATGGCGTATCTGATGCGGCTAATGATCTTCGGGTATTAGAAGCTGAGGCTAAAAAAAGCAAGGATTAGAGAATGACTACTCGCTTTTGTACTAGCTGCCAGTGCATACGTGAAACCACAGGAGGGGTTTTCCGTAAGAGTAAGACAAGTGGCAGGTGGATATGCCTTCTGTGCTCTGAGCATAAGACAGAGAGCATCTACATGAACAAATCAGGCAAGGTAGCTGACGTTAAGAAGATCATGGCAAAGCTAACGAGGGGGCAGGGATGACTAGGGAAGACATAGAACAAGACGACCAACAATTTTTTGAGTTATGGCTTGCACATAAATCTGTTGATAGTCCTACATTTGTAACTGGTTCACATTCGTACTGGGCATGGCAAGGTTATTTAATAGGAGTAAAACAAGAACGCGAAGCATGTGCAATTCTTTGCAAAGGATTAGCTGCGTGGCATAGCGAAATTGTTACTGCCGCATACGAAACCGCTGCTGACGCTATCCGCGCAAGGGGGCAGGGATGACATTTAAAAATACAGGCACGATGTGCATGATTACTGTGCCAGATGCCAACCGTGAAGAAGGTTTTAAACACGTTGATTTAGGCAATTACTTTACTGATACAGATGGTAATAAGTGCTTGGTTACAACAAAAGAAAATGCAACTAAATACGGCAGTCAAATAAACGTACCAATATATGTACGCGCAAGGGGGCAGGGATGACTGACCGCGAACTATTACAGCAGGCGAGGAATGCGTTGATGTACCTTTGGGACGGTTGCCCGACTGATAAGGATTTAATTGAAAGGCTGGATGATCATTTAGCGCAGCCTGAACCGGAGCCAACAAAGCTAATAAATGTAAATGGTGTTCTTGAGAAAGCTGGATACATCAAAAAGAAAGAATGGGTGGGGCTGACTGATGAAGAATACGAAGCAATGGCAGAGCAGTATGTAACTAACTGTTATTTCGACACACTGAAATACGCAAAAGCCATCGAAGCCAAGCTGAAAGAAAAGAATGCCTAAGCCACAAAAATATGATTTCAATTGGGAAGCAGTCATTAACGGCAATCGGATTGGGATTGGCAAAGTGTTTGACAGCATTAACAATGGCGAAGTCGATGAAGAAGAGCTTGAGAAGCTATATAACTTCGTACAGTTCTCATTAGCTTTAATGCAACTGGCAGGCCCACAGAAATGGGCGCAAGCGAAGATGAACGCGGAGATGATGAGTTACTTGAAAGAGAGAGCCAATGGATAAATTTCCTGCTCCAACTCAAACTACATGTCTTCGCATGGCTCAGTATTACTGTGATGTATCTAAGAACGAACAATTAATGTGGGATTGGCTAATGTGCTGGGCTGCGTATGACGATTGGGTTGAGCTTTATTGGGAGAATTCTGATGTGTAGATAACCGAATTCTAGTGTCAAATAATCGAATTTGAGTGTTAATAAACCCACGTTAATGGCGTAAAATATGGTTTGCCGGTGGTTATCAAGTGGTGAGTTCGCCTTGGTCGGTTGCTCATCATAAGAGCCTGACAGACCGGAAAGACGGTCACTAATAACCCAGTTGGAAACCTAGACGTAAACCGTTTGGGTTATGTAGAACCTGAGCGACACAGACGATGATCCCCTCGTCTCGATGAGCTGGCGTCGGTTGTCGCGTGCCAGCACCAACACGCATGGAGATTGGGCGAGAGCGACACGAAACGCCTGGGTGGATGGTCGTAGACAGTCTCCAGCCGTGTTGGTACTTACGGATGCTGTAAGCCGACTGCTGGCATGTCGCACGGGACTCGTAAGAGCGGTGAGCACGTAACAGACAATACAGACGCAGCGAGTACCAACAACCATACAGAGTGTATGTTTGCAAGATTGAGGGATTTGGGGTAAAGTTAGGTTGTCTGTTCACGGGTGGTGCCGAACAGAAAGCTCCGTACAGTGAGAGAACGCCCTACAAAGGCGGCTTCGTCAAAGCTGTAGATAAGATGGTACGGCATCTTCTACATGCGGCAAACCAAGCCTAAAGCCTCCTTTGTAGGGCTTTTTTATTGCCGCTACCTGTTATGACTTTATGGGTCATGCTTGTCAGTTTAGAAGTTATGGGTAGGAAGCCGTAAGGTGTAGTCCCCATACACGAGGCAAGTGGTCGCCGTTCGGGTCATAGTGGTAGTGCCAGGAGAATGACACCAGACTGGCGAGAGTGGATGGCACCGGATGAATCCGTAGAGATTACGGTAGAAACTGAGGGTGGCGGGGTACTCGGTGTGGCGCTCCTGTGGCGTAAAGTCCCCGATCTAGCATAGGCAGGACTAGGGCTAGACGATGCGACGGCTCACTGGATAACCTCAGTCAGCATTGATAACCTTCCCGAGCTATCTATAATCAGATGGCTTGGGGATAGTTATGCCTCTCGGGTCTACGTGTTTCCTAGTCTGCATGGGAGGATCGTTATGAGAATTAACTTACAGTGTCCTTATGAAGATAAAGATTATGTTAAGAATTTAGGTGCCAAGTGGGATTCTGATAAGAAAGTTTGGTACATCAGAAATCCTATTAGTTTAGAACCATTTTCTAGGTGGTTGAGTGAAGAGGTAATAAAGAATTACAAGCCTAAAAAAAAGAAAGTATCAAAAAAGAAAGAAGTTGAACCGCATGTAAGGAAGTTTCAGAGATTTATGGATGAGATGGATCAGCATATGCGTAGCATTTAATACTCTAACGGAGGAACGATGAAAGAAGATCAATACGAAGTAGCCAAGCTACAGAACGAACTAGATCGCATGGATACTATAGGTTACGACATGTATTGCAATCTGGAAATAGCTTTAGATGCATTGAACCAGATAGTTGATATACCTAACGTAGCTGCTACAGATGCACGAGCTGTTAGGGATATGGTTAAGGCAGCTACATGGGCATTAGACATTATCCAAGACGGTAAGATTGCCCCCAAGGTTGACACTTTGGAAAACTGAAGTATCATTTCAGCTAACGTAAAGGAATAAGCATAATGGCTGAAACTGATAGCAAACACATCAAAAAGAAAACCCAGACGGTAACCCAAACGGTAACCCAGACGGGTTCTTCTAAGAAGATAGGAAGACCATCAAGTTACTCAAAAGACAGGGCTGCTGAGATATGTTCTCGGTTAGTTAACGGTGAGTCTCTCAAATCAATATGCCGTGACCCTTTGATGCCAGACATAAAGACAGTCTACTTATGGATGGGTCAGAACGAAGAGTTTCTCTACCAATACGCAAGAGCAAGAGAAGATCAGGCTGATACGTTAGCCGATGAAATCCAAGATATTGCTGACACTGAGCCTACGCAGGTGGTGGATGACAAGGGTGTGGCTCGTATTGACTCTGGTTACGTCAATTGGATGCGCTTACGGATTGACAGCCGCAAATGGGTGGCTAGTAAGCTAAAGCCCAAAAAATATGGCGACAGGCAGATTCTGGCTGGGGATGCTGACAGTCCAGTTGAGGTGAACCATAACGGGGCTATCTTTGACGGGATACTTACGCACATGCAGTTGAAGCGCCAGGTAGACGAGGGTTAAATGCTAATACAACAATTGCGTGCTACTGATTACGAAACATATATGCAGCCTCATGCGCTGCTAGACCATCTAATACACTTACGTAAGCTGCGCAGCGACAGGGCTTTGGCGAGGGAGTTAGCTACTACGCCGTCGATTATCTCGCGTGTTCGTAACGGCAAGCTAACGCTTGGGCCTGCGATTATCTTACGTATCCATGAGAAGTACGGCATCCCCGTAGTTAAGATACGAGAGATGATTGGAACTCACTGAGATACTGCGTGACCCAAAGACCAGGCAACAGTTTAGTCAGTTGCCTGAGAGTCATCGTGCTGCGTTTGAATGGCGTGCAAAGTGGCTTATGGCTGCACACAAGCACCAGATACTACCTACGGGGGATTGGTGGGACATCTGGCTAATGTTAGCGGGTCGTGGTGCCGGTAAGACTAGGACTGCTGCCGAGGAGCTAGGCTGGTGGGCATGGAGTGCTCCCAATACTCGGTGGTTAGTGGCAGCGCCTACGTCTGCTGACGTCAGGAGTACATGTTTTGAGGGTGATTCAGGCTTGATGTCCGTTATCCCTTCGGTGCTGATCAAAGACTACAACAAGGCATTACACGAGATTACGTTAATTAACGGCAGTCTGATCAAAGGAATCCCAGCATCCGAGCCCGAGCGCTTTCGTGGGCCACAGTTCCACGGCGGCTGGTTCGATGAGTTAGCAGCGTGGGAGTATTTGCAGGACGCGTGGGACATGGCGCAGTTCGGTATGCGGCTAGGTAAGAAGACGCGGCTGATCTGCACGACTACGCCGAAGCCGAGGGACTTGATCATTGAGTTAGTGGGGCGTGACGGTGACGACGTTGTCATTACGAAAGCATCTACGTATGTCAACTTAGACAACTTAGCGTCTAACTTCAAGAAGTCTATTTTGCAGTACGAGGGTACGAGGTTAGGTCGGCAGGAGATCGAGGCCGAGCTGATTGACCCTGAAGAGGCTGGCATCGTTAAGCGTGAGATGTTTAAGCTGTGGCCTGACGGTAAGCCGTTCCCTAAGTTTGAGTACATTATCCAAAGCTATGATTGTGCGTACACAGAGAAGACGGTCAATGATCCGACTGCATGTACAACGTGGGGAGTATTCAAGCCGTTGGATGGCCCGATGGCTGTCATGCTTGTCGACGCTTGGCAGGATCGGCTTCAATACCCAGATTTACGCCCAAAGGTTATTGACGAGTTCAAAGTATCGTATGGGACTGACCCAGAAGCGGAGAGGACTGAGGGATTCATTAAGGGCAAGCGTGTTGACCTCATCCTCGTTGAAGACAAGGCGGCAGGTATTAGCCTCATACAAGACCTTCAGCGTGCTCACTTGCCGGTACGTGCCTACAACCCTGGTCGCGCCGACAAGATACAGAGGCTGAGTATTGTTGCGAACATCATTGCGTATAGGCGGGTATGGATACCTGAGAGTGGCAAGAAGAAGGGATACGTGAGGGATTGGGCAGAGGGGTTCGTCAGTCAGATATGCAGCTTCCCTGACTCGACACATGACGATTACGTTGATTCCTGCACCCAGGCTTTACGGTATCTGAGAGACGCGGGGTTCCTTGACATAGACCCCTCTCCGGTGGACGATGACGACGATTATGCAGAATATATGCCCAAGCGGGTCAACCCTTACGCGGTGTAACTATGGGAAAACTGGATTTTGGCGCGAAGCTAGTTCGCTCAATTGAGAAGATTGCTAAAGAGCAGAAGGCTGCGGAGAAGGCTGGCGACATTGAAACCGCCTTACAAAAGAATAAGGAACTCCGAAACGCTATTCAGGCTGGGGTGAATGACCCTGCTATGCCTAGAGCCAAGCCGTTGAGCGACGCTGATATACAGGCATTCGCCGAGCGTATGGCTCCGCAGGTTGAGGGTAAGTTGACCCGTGGCAAGACGGGGGCTAAGACGGTCGCTGGTAAGACGCAGAAGCAGTTTGAGCGTGAGAAGACGTTGCCTGTGCAGCGCCGTGTATTACCAGGGCAGGAAGACCCATCAGCACCATTGCCTTACATGACGATGGAAGACCAAAAGGGTGGCGTTATCATAGGTTTATCTGGCGACCCTACATTGGCTAGGACTGAGTTGTCAGGTATTGATGATGTGCTTTTTGAGAAGCCGGTAACATTGGAAGGTGGCCCAAGATACAAGAACAAGAAAAAATTTTGGGCTTCCAACATTGCTGGTGCAACAAACCTTATAGGTGCTGGAAGAAGGGCGTCTGAGCAGTATGGTGGCGCTCCTATTTACGCCATGTATCAAAAAATGCCGGAGGGCTTTGGGTTCGCCCAGCACTATCTGGACTCTCTGTTGCAATACACTCGACCAGATCAATTACCTAAAGCAGCGCGGGAAGCACTTGAGGATGACATCCGTAAAGGCTTTATTAACGCTCAGGGTAAACGTGTGACGTTCCCTAAATTTTCTGGTTTTGATGATTTGAATGAAGTTTCGCTTGCAACTGAGGCGAACTCGATTTTACGTAAGCACATTGCAGACAGGTTAGAGAAGAGCCAGTTATATGGCTTACGACCTGCGGGTGATGTCCAGTTTGCTGTCACGCATCCTGAGTTGACTAACCTTGAGACGGGGGCAAGTGGGTTCAAAATTGCTGAGTTGCCGCTTGATCAGCAGTTCACACCATCTTCGCACCGTACTTACACAGAAGACATTAAAGGCACTGTCTTAGGGCAGACTCAACACCCAACGCCATATGACTTGATTTACCGTGATGAGCTAGATTTAGTTCGGAAGAACCCGAAGATTGCTGAAGAGCCTTTTAATACGCTGAAATTACTTGGGCCGCGTCAGACGATTGATGAGCAATTTATTAATGAGTTAAATGAGTACCAAGAGCGTATGCGTAGGTTGATTGGCAAGAAGAAGGGTGGTCAGGTCAACATGGCAGGCGGTGGAGCTATTTCTAAGTTGGCTAAGTTGTTAGCTGAGTTGCCTGCGGGAAGTAAGGCGGCACAAGAGGCTATAGCTGCTGAGATGGCGGCTCGTGAGGCTGCTGAGAAGGCTGCTTATGCAGCGCATACATTACCTTCAGAAGCTGGCAAGAAGGGATTGTCCAAAGCTAAAGAGATACTAACGCCAGACATTAATAAAGCTGATGGTGGGGCTGTAGACGCGCCTGATTGGTACGCCCAGCTAGGTGCGATGCTACAAAACCCTGAGCTTACGTGGTACGACCAGCTAGGCGAGATGCTGATGGCAGAGGGTGGGGCTGTGAAGATGGCTGACGGTGGTCAGACGTTCCCACTGAAAGACCCTGAAGAAGAGCAACGCCGTCGCATGATGGAAGGCTCTGTCGGTGGCAACCCTATGGGGGATGTTGCCTTTAGTGATACCTCTGGGATTGACGACAGAAGCACTTATCAGCGCATACTTTCGTTAGTAAAACAAAAAGCCAAAGAACAAGGCCGTGAAGAGCTGCTAAGTTTAAAAGACCCTAGCGCGATTACTGACCTTGTTAACAAGGGATTGATTGCTGAGAACTTGGGCGGCGTGGTTGATCTATTCAGCTTGCCGTTTGATGCTGTTGATGCGCTGCTTAATAAGGCTTTGAAGACAGACCGTAGGTATCTATCGTCTGAGCAGCCATTTGGTGGTTCTGAGTCGATGAAGCGCGGCATGGAAAAAGCGGGTATGGCGACGAAGACAGAGCGTCCGTTGATGGAGTTTACAACTGGAGTCGTTGGCCCTGCGGCTGTGGTTAAGGCGGTAAAGACAGCACCCAAGGTAGTGGCAGGTGCAAAGAAAGCAGGTGAGGCATTAGCACCTACGGTGGCTGATCTATTAGAGACGCAGCTACGTAAGTCAGGGATGATTCAAGACATCATTAAGCCAGAGGGTGGGAATTGGGTAAAGGATGCCACCAAAAAATATGTTGATCCATTAAGACTAAAACTTCATAACGCTGATCCAGCAATTACTTTATCCGAACTTGAAGCAAAGTATGGCAAAGAAGGTGCTGATGAAGTTATTAACGCTGGTTTGTACCCTAATATACGCGAACACTCTGCAATCAATAATTTTATTGATAAAAAACTAACGCGCTATTTGCAAAATGAGATGGGTACTGCATCTGACCCTGTACGGATACACGCTGACACATGGCAAGAAACAAAACAGCAGCTATTAGCTGACAAGCAAAAACAAATTGATAAGGTTATGGCTGACATTCAAAAAGCTCAGCAAGCACGTAATGTAGAGCCAGAAGTGTTGACTCGATCACAGGCTCGTCTTCGTGAGCTAGAGCATGAAAAGTCTTTAATTGAACACAGAAAAGGTTTGCATTATGACCTTCCTCAACAATTATTTGGAACTCCACAAAGATTAAGGGGCTATGCTGGTATGCCCCAAGAGAATGTAGCTAAAAGCCAAGTTGGTAAAAACTGGGAAGATGTAACTGACAAAACAATTAGGAATTCACAATATAAGTTTCAAATTCCTTTTATAGAAAACGATGCATATGTAAACCTTAAATCATTAGACCCACAAGAACAAATTGCAATGATTCGGCAAATGAATAACGAAAGCCTTAGAAAGTTGGGCGGTGATTTTGCTGTACAAAACCCAGAGGCATATGCATATAGCCTTGATTCTGGCTATCCAGTTAGTGAGCTTGGCTTTGACCATTTAGTCGATGAATTAAGAGGTGCATTAATAAACGATGCGCTTCCTAACAATTTAAGGCTTACAACGAAGACGCTAGATAAGATGAGCGTGCCTCAAGCGGTAGAGCATGTAGACAAGATCAACGCATGGAGGGCAGCACAGAAGGCTGAAGTAAATAAAGCGCGTGCTGCTAATGCTGCGACGGTTGTGCATAAAGAATACCCAGAAGCAGGCATGAAATGGGTTGAGTTAAAGATTCCTGAGATGACAGAAAACTTTAAAACTCCAGACCGATATGAAATAAAAAAGCCAACGCCATCATCTGAAACTTTTGCAATTTGGGATAAAGAGAATCAACAATATATTACATCGGGCTTAGGTTCTGAAGAGGCTGCGGTTAAACATTTACATCAAACAATTAATCAATCAGCGCTAGAAGATGCGCTTAAATACGAAGGTGAAATATTGCAGCACTGCGTTGGTGGATATTGTCCTGATGTTCTTTCTGGTAAATCTCGTATTTACTCTTTGCGTGATGAGTCTGGTCGCCCACATGCGACGATTGAAGTGCAGCCGTATGCAAAACATGACAGTGATTTTGTGTTTTATGAATTGGAAGATAAGTTAGGTAGAAAACCTACACAAGAAGAATGGGATGCTGCAATGGCGGCAAAACCCCATAAGATTAAACAAATCAAAGGCGAAGGTAACAGAGCGCCAAAAGAAGATTTGCAACCATTCGTGCAAGATTTTGTTAAGAGTGGCGATTGGTCGCAGGTTGGTGATCTTCAAAATACTGGTTTACAACAAACAAAAAATGCTCCTTGGAGAAAAAGATTTGAAGATGCTGGAATTGATGTTCCTAATTATGTTTCAGACAAAGAATATGAAAATTTAGTAAAACAATACTTTGAAAAAACAAGTACGCCAATAGACCCTAAGTTTATGCAAGATACTTATGGCATACCAATGAAGGCCCAAGGAGGCGCTGTCCGTATGGCTAAGGGTGGCTCAATCAAGCATCACAAGTTCAGCAAAGAATTACAGAAGTATGCCGAAGGTGGCACGATTAGTGATTACAACACCAGCCCCGATAGGTCTGACGGTGGGCTAATGATTTTGGAGAAAAATGGTTATGCCTGAGATGCCAATAGACCCGGAGTTCGGGCGATTTGTTAATGGACTTCAGGAGACTGAAGACGGTGGAGCCATTGTTGATGTAAACATGGAGCAAGCAGAAGTTGAGGAGTTGCCTGATGGTTCGGCGATGGTCAACCTTGAGCCATTCAAAAGCCCAACAGATGACACTGACTTTTACGACAACTTAGCTGAGACGTTTAGTTCTTACGACCTAGACCGTTTAGCTACTCGTTACCTTGAGTTTATTGATAAAGATAAACAGGCACGTAAAGAACGTGACAAGCAGTACGAAGAGGGGTTGAAGCGTACTGGCATGGGTAATGATGCGCCTGGCGGTGCAAGCTTTAACGGTGCGTCTAAGGTAGTTCACCCTGTGATGGCTGAGGCTTGCGTTGACTTTGCCGCAAGAGCTATCAAAGAGATGTTCCCACCAGACGGCCCTACCAAGACCAAGATTTTAGGTGAGGTAGATGATGCCAAGCTTGAGGTAGCAGAGCGCAAGCGTGATTGGATGAACTGGCAGTTAACGCAGCAGATCGAAGAGTTTCGGGATGAGCAAGAGCAGTTACTAACCCAGTTACCGTTGGGTGGCTCACAGTACATGAAGCTTTGGTATGACGAGAAGAAGCGTCGTCCGTGTGCTGAGTTTATTCCTATTGACAACATGATCTTGCCGTTTGCTGCAACGAACTTCTACACAGCTCAACGGGCTAGTGAGAAGCAGGACATTACTTCGTGGGAATATGGTCAGCGTGTAGCGCGTGGGTTGTATCGAGATGTTGATCTGATCCCTGCTACGTCTGAGCCTGAGATGAGTGGTGCAGAGAAGGCCAATCTAAAGATTGAGGGTAAACAGTGGGACGACAACGAAGATGGTTTGCGTACCGTTTATCACATCTATGCTTGGCTGGAATTGGATGATGACGAATATACGGATGGCGAGTCTGCTCCGTACATTCTGATGATTGATGAGTTGGACTCAACGGTTTTGGGTTTGTACCGAAACTGGGAAGAGGGCGACGAATCTAGGGACAAGCTGGATTGGATTGTAGAGTTCAAGTTTGTGCCTTGGCGTGGCGCTTACGCTATTGGCCTACCTCATTTGATTGGTGGCCTAGCAGCGGCCCTTACAGGCGCTCTACGGGCTTTATTAGACACTGCCCATATCAACAACACTGCAGCGATGGTCAAGCTCAAAGGGGCTAAGATTTCAGGCCAGAGCCAGCAGATTGATGTGACGCAAGTAACGGAGATTGAAGCGGCTCCTGGTGTTGATGACATACGTAAGGTTGCGATGCCGTTGCCGTTCAATCCTCCTAGCCCTGTGTTGTATCAGTTGCTTGGTTGGTTGGACAACGCTGCTAAGGGCGTGGTGACCACGGCAGAAGAGAAGATTGCTGATGTAACGTCAAACACTCCGGTGGGAACTACTCAGGCGTTGATTGAGCAGGGTTCTGCTGTGTTCTCGTCTATCCATGCGCGTCTACACGAGTCTCAGAAGCGTGTGCTGATGATTCTGGGTCGTCTGAACCGTTGGTACTTAGATGAACAGAAGAAGGGTGACGTAGTTGCTGACTTGCCAATTAGGCGTGAGGACTTCCGACGTAACAGCGATGTTGTGCCGGTATCTGATCCGCATATCTTTAGCGAGACACAGCGCGTAGCTCAAATGCAGGCTGTTATGCAGATGGCTGGTCAATTCCCTGCGCTATTTGACATGCGTCAGGTAGTTAGCCGTATGTTGAAGCAGTTGAAGATACCTAACGTCAATGAGCTGATGCCAACGGCTGCAAAGCCTACAGAGATGAATGCGGCTGATGAGAATGCGTCTATGGCTTTGGGTCGTCCAGCGTTTGCATATCCGCGTCAGGATCATCTAGCGCACATTCAGACGCACTTAAACTTTGCGTTAGACCCTATGTTTGGGATGAATCAGTTGATCTCCCCTACGTACATCCCGCAGGTTTTAGAGCATATCAAGCAGCACATGATGCTTTGGTACACGAACCAAATGAATACGTATGTAGCGCCTCCTGGTTCTGGCATGGTTCTAGGCGAGTACCAAACAAGCAAGCTTGCGGCTGAGATTGATCGGGCGATGGCTGTAGCGTCTGACCATGTGAAGTTAGATTCTCAGGAAACATTTGCTGGCGTGATGCAGGCTATGCAGCAACTGAGCCAGACAATGATGCAATTGCAACAACAGCAAGTACAGATGCAGCAGCAGATGCAGGTTGATCCAGCGGCACAGGCTGTTCTGCAGTCTTCTATGGCTGAGACTCAGCGTAAGACTCAGGATGATATGGCTGACTTGCAGTTCCGTATGGCTAAGTTGCAGTCTGATGTGGCTGAGAAGGATAAGGATAGACAGGTCAAGGTGGCGATGAATGCGGAGAATAATTTAACGCAAGAACGCATCAAGACTGCAGAATTGTTAGCTGATGAGCAAGTTCTCAGAGGTGAGCAAACCGAAACTGCCTTGCGGTTAAACGAGGTAGCACAACGTCAATTAGGAGAGTGACATGGCAAACGAAGTTGATGAGAAGGTAGAGCAGGTCAAGCAACATCACCGCATGGCGGCTGGTGCTTGGGTTGACGGTGAAGAGGTTGGTGAACAGGGTTCGGCAACGATGCCTAAAGCCAACAGCGATCACGGCAACTTTGGTGGTAAAGGGATTGAGAAATCTAACGCATGAGGTACGTGTCCGACTACATTGCTGCCGTAAAGGCAGAGCAAGTGAAGATAAGTGTTTCGTTAACGTCTGGGCATTTGCCTAACTTTGAGACTTATCAACGCTTAGTCGGACAGTATCAGGGGCTAGAAACCTGCCTCGATATTCTTAACAATTTACTAAAGGAAGATGATGAGGATGAATGAGATACCGGAAGCTTCTAGCGAAGCTGAATTGGCTTGGGCATTTCCGAGCGTTGAACCCGGTGCGAAACCTCTTGGTGCAAGAATTTTAGTGCAGTTGCGTCGCACTAAGCTCAAGACGTCGAACGCTGGGATTATTTTGGTTCATGAAACCAAGGAGACGGAGAAGTGGAACAACATGGTGGCGAAAGTCGTCGAGATTGGGCCATTGGCTTTCCGTAAACGGGATGACATGGAGCCGTGGCCTGAAGGCTCATGGTGCGATGTTGGCGACTATATCCGCGTTCCTAAGTGGGGTGGTGATCGTTGGGAGGTAGCTGCTCCTGATGCTAAGGATGATGACGACCCAATCCTATTCATGGTTCTTAACGACCACGAGGTTATCGCAAAGATAACTGGTGATCCTATGAAAGTGAGAGCGTTCGTATGAGTACAAAAACTAAAGACAAGGACGATTTAAACGTCAAAGAGCAGGTTGATGGCACAGTTGTTGTCGATTTGCCAAAAGATATGTTGGAAGATGAGGATATTCCTCAATCTAACCATGAAGAAGACTCAGACGAGGCTGATGAGGCTGCTAGAGATGCTGAATTAGCCACTGGTGGGGAGGTTGATCCTGAAAAAGAGGCTATTCGTGCTCAACGTAGGGACAAACGTAAGGCTAAGAAGGAGTATCACAAGCAAGTACAGGTAGAAAAAGACCTTCGCTTGAACCATTTGTCTCGTGTTAATCAAGAATTGACCGAGAGAATCGCTAATTTAGAGAAAAAGTCACACGGAACCGACATTGCAAGGCTGGAATCGGCAATTGAGGACAACAGAACCCGTATGGCATTTGCAAAACAGAAGATTGCGGAGGCAACGGAGAGCCAAAACGGCGAACTTTTAGCTTCTGCACAAGAGATGTGGTATGACGCCCGTCGTAATGCTGAGACTTTAGAGTCGGCAAGACGAAAAATGGCGTCACCATCAAATCAAGGGAACATTCCGAAGGTTGATCCTATTGTTCAGCGTAATGTGAACAGTTGGCAGACGCAGAATAGCTGGTATGACCCTGCAAACAACAACGATCCTGAGACTCGGTTGGTTTGGTCGGTTGACCAAAAGCTAACGGAAGAGGGTTGGGATGCCAGATCACCGGAATATTTTGAAGAACTTGATAGACGGTTGCAAAAATACCTACCTCATTATTACAATGGTGACACTGAGGAGAGACAGTCAACTCAGCGACGTCCTAAAAGCCATATAACGGGTTCAGGCCGCGAGAATGCAGTGAGTAGTGGCGGTGGAGGCCAACAGTTCCAGCTAACGCGGGAACAGGTTTCAGCCATGAAAGAAGCAGGAATGTGGGATGACCCAATAAAACGTCAGAAGATGATAAAGCGGTACATTTCTGATGCTCGGCAAAATAAAGGATATAGGAGCTAATATGACTGACTCTCGTTTAAAGAAATCACTTTCTGCTGGTGGACGCGAAAGCCGCGCAAGTCTTGATCGTAGTCGAGATGCACCAGAGGAACAGTCTGTATCTTCCCAAGAACGTCGCAAGATGTGGAAGGATGAGTGGACACAAAGCGCATTGCCTAATGCTCCTGATTTACCTGGCTGGCATTTATGCTGGCTTTCGACAACAAACAGTTACGACAGTATTGATAAGCGGATTCGACTTGGATACGTGCCTGTAAAGGCAGAGGATGTCCAAGGATTTGAAAACTACCGCGTAAAGGCTGGCGAACATGTTGGTTATATAGCGTGTAACGAGATGCTGCTGTTTAAGATTCCGATGGATGTGTACCAAGAAATTATGGCTCACTTCCACCATGAGGCTCCTCTTGAGGAGGCCAATAAGATCAGAGTCCAAGCAGAGAGCGTACAAGGCGCACGAGATAGTTCTGGCAAAAAGCTAGGGTCGTTTGAGGGTGAGGGCATAGACAATCTGGACAAAGAACTGCCAGCGCCGCATTTTTACGGTTAAGGCAAAACTTAATTTATGGAGTGACCTATGTCTGCTACTAGTGCTCCGTTTGGTCTGCGCCCTGCGTACCATCCATCTGGTTTGGATCGTGCAATGGCTCTTGCTAACGGCATACAAGCTGTTTCCACAAGTGGAAACGTATCTTTGGGTTATGCAGCGAACATTTTCAAGGGTGCGCCCGTGAAGATGAACACTGCTGGCTATGTTGAAAACATCTCTTCTTCGGAAGCCTTCCTCGGCGCATTTGCCGGTGCGGAGTGGACTGACGCAACTGGTCGTCGTCGCGTGTCGAATTTCTGGCCTGCGAACGAGTCGTTCCAAGTTGGTTCGGTTATCGCTTACTTCTACCAAGACGCTAATATTGTTTATGAGATTCAGGCTGCAGGTACTCTGGCTCAAAACGCTATTGGTGATCAGTATGACGTTAGCAACCCAACTGCTGGATCAAGCTCAACTGGTCTATCGTCTGCTGCAATGAGCACGACTCCTGCTGGTGGCTCTGCTACCAATCAGTTGCGCGTGATCAATATTGCTCCGTACCCTGACAATGCTTGGGGTGATGACTATCCTATCGTGCAAGTACAGATTGCTCTCAGTCAGTACGTTGCTTCGATTAACGCTATCTAAAGGAGGGACTGAACTATGGCAGCCCCGATGAGAAGTACCGACTTTCGTAGCATTGTCGAACCTATTCTTAATGAATGTTTTGATGGTGTCTACGATCAGCGTACCGATGAATGGTCACGCGTTTTCCGTGAGCAA